CACCAATGTAGAAATGGACCTCGTTAAACTGGTAATTCTCATTGCCAAATATCCTGTCGGCATAGTCATCTAAGCGGCGAGTTTTCAGTGATAGCCGGTGGTCTGTTATGCAGGCAATAGCAGATTGTTTAGTTGCCTTGCCAGCATTTCTAGAAATCTTATCTTCCACCATAGGGGATTTTACATCCACGAAAAATCCCACACTCAGCATAATGTCTGGAGTGTTACCGTTATCCGTGCTCAAACCAAGCGAGCGGCGGAATTCTTTTTCGTTACGATTGATTTCTGGCAGGATGTAAACCGTTGATTGATTTTCCTGAGCATAAGCCTTAGCGACATCAAGCACCCTATAATAATCCTCTGACAAAATAGACTTGATAAGGTGACGCTTAACAACGGCTTTCCCGTTATTGTAAACATCAACAAATTGTTCATCCAAAGGTCGAGCATAAATCTGACGTCTCTGCTTAAGAGTGAATTTCTGTGATACTTCTTCTTTGGCCGTCCTTAGGTAACTTAAACATGCCTCACATAAATCATTCTCTGCAATCCCCTTCGCAAGATCCAGTTTCTTTGAACATGTGTTGCACTTGCTGATGGTGTATGGGTTGTAGTCTGGGAATGTTTTCTGCTGCTTGCCTGGATTGAAGTTGAACATTCCTTTCTTGTCTTTGGCAAGGGCTGCTGCTCCACGCTGCATTGCTTCGTCGTGCGGAGTAGCTTCGTGCATGTATTTGAGAACCTGGACTACGGTGCAGCGGCAGTTCCAGCCATTAGGCGGATAATAGGAATCCCAGAAAGAGTCTGATGCAGGAAGTGTGACATCGTGCAAGGCTGCGTGTTCCGGCCTTACGGCTCCGTCGTTGGCCGTGCGGTACTGGAGGTAGTATTCATCCTCATCCTTGGAGAACTGCTCCCATCTGGCAGCCATATCGGCAGAAGCACCTGCGAAGTTGTACTCTGCCCTGAGGTACCTTTCATTGTATGTCTGGTCAATCTTTTTAACGTCTTTTAAAAACTGGTCAAACGGCTTTTTATTGCCGTTTCCATCCAGAAGTGAAGGGAAGGCCTCATTTAGTTCATGGAAAGTCTTGAATCCACTGAAGATGTAGTCTGATTCCTTGAGGCGGTTCCGCATTGTTTCAGACATTTCAACCTGCATGAAGGCGTTATCCATGACTTGGGCATGACTCTCCGTAAACTTGGCCACCTCCGGGTGGGCCAGCAGTTCAATTCTGAGGGAGGCCCCATCCTCATGGAAGAGGGCTTCCATCATACTCCCAAATTGTTTCTCCAGCATGGAGGTATTGGGAACTTCCCCAATTGCCATGCGTTTGAGTGCTTGAGCCCGTTCATCAGCAGAACCCTCCGAAAGGGTAATATTCCGGAGATATGATCCATTGATGATTTCTGATGGATAGACTTTGCCGCTCAGGATACCAGCCATCAGCTCTGCTTCATATTCTTTTATGGAGGTGGTGGCATATACTGACAGATGTTCACTTGTGTAGCCCTTCTCTGGTGGTTTGTTATATGAACCCCTGTTATACCCTGATGAATCATAATCGCGTGGGTCGAGCATCGAATGGATGTAATGCCCAAATTCGTGCAGAATCGAATTTGAATGTGAGCTATATCCCGCCTCCTCACGTTCTTTCAAATGTTTTATCCAACCGCCCTTTGGCTTCTGGGATGAAACCCAAATCTCGTTGGTCTCTCCGGTATAGGCTGCAAGTTTACCTTTGGGAAGCTTCTTTTCAACCAGAGTTGGCAATTCAAAGCCCCGACGCAAGACTATTTCCGCCGCTTCCTCCGCTAGTCCACGTATCTCGGCGTCATGCAGGTCTGATGCCCATTCCTTGGCTTCCTTCCGATAGTCCCTTTCATCGGAAGAATTGGCGAAAGTCATGAGCGGTTTGCCCAGGATAAGGCTGTATCTTCTGTGCAGCCCCTCATAGTCGGAGGGGCTTAGTCGAAAAAAGAACCGGAGTCCTGTTTGCTTCCCATTAGGGAAGGAAGTCCGTTATTTCTTCTCTCTCCTGCCGGAATGCCGTATTTGTCTTGGAAGTAAGATCCATCCACCTCGTAGTTGTTAAGAACCATCTGCTCAATGGCCACCTGCTGCTCAGGAGTGTAATCTACAGGATCGTCCCAGTTGAAGGTAAGGCCCTTCACAGGGAAACCGTGCTTTACCATTTTTGGCAGCAGCTGGTTATTGATGACATCCCTTACCATATCGCAGTAGGCCTCAATAAGGTTCTTGAAGACCTTCATGTGTGTTTGGCTCTGGCTCAGGGAGCTGCCGTCTTCTATGGTCATAGTCTGCTTCAGGACCAGTTTGGAGAGCTCGGAGTTGCTGCGGTCAATCCTCTTGTCATAGACATTGAAGGCATCGCCTTTGGAACTTTCCACAAGTTCTATGTCTGTTGTGTCATCAAATACTCCCCAGGCTTTTGCTCCCATATTCTCCATCATAGAGGCTACCTTCTTCCTCTCAGATTCATCCCTGGCCGTTGTCTTGGCTATCCTTACCGGAATGCCGAACATCTCAGCGAAAGTATCCCAGAAAGCTCCGGCATATTTCTTTGGAATGGTATGAAGGGCTGCTTTGCGATACAGGCCAAGATCGTCTTTCTTTCCGGCCTCTATGAGCCAGTCTGAATATGGTGGAGTGCGGTAGTCAATGCCATATTGCCAGCCCTCACCAAGGTTCTTCACGATTCGTCCATATTCCGGGATTACATGTTTCCTTGGGATAAGCTTCACACCATCGAAATTGATATTGCCGTTGTCGTCTGTGATGACATTTCCAAGTTCTATAAGCGAGTGTCCCCAGTAGATGGATTCCAGGATATAGTCCAGCAGGTCTTTAAACCACTCCGTGTTGAAATACACCTCCGCTTCTTTGACAGTATCACCCTTTGGATTAGTAAGCTTGAAGCTGCGGCACTTCACGAAGCCGTTCACCTGGCCAATGGCTCCAGTCAGATGAGCGTCAAGGTCAACATCGTTATAGATGTCATAGAGCTGAAGCCTGGAAGGATTTTCCACATTTACTGCCAGCTGGCAGGCATATCTCCAGTGAGAGATATCGTGCTCGGTGAGCATATCTGTATATCGCTGAAGATCTATGACAACCTTCTTTAGTCTCCTGCGGTCCTTCTCCTTTGTAAGGTCAAAGGTGCCATGTTCCTTGCTTTCGAGTATATTCTTATCCATAATGAGTGGTTCTAAGGTCTATCTTGTCTGGGTTACCAGATGTTTTTCAGTCTTTTTGCACTCCCCCAGTGCAGTTTCTGTCCAGTCTGCTGCCCATCTTCATCTTCCGCCAAGGGCAGATCTGGAGTTACGGATCCAGCCTGAACCTTTTCCAGCCATTTGATGGCCTGTTCATAGCGTTTCTCCCTGGTTTCTGCTCCCATTCTGGCAGAGGTGGATGACACCATGTGATATAGGGCTATATCGCAAGTGTACATTACTATCTGCTTGTTACGATACTCTCCCTCGGCAGAGAATATTGCCTGGCAGTCGTATTTGGGTCTCAGGTAACCGGATATCTCCTCTATAGCCTCCGCTTCAGCATTCTGTCTGTTGCTCTCGGAGGTCTGCGAAAGCACTTTCAGGGCAGTATCTCCTATTACAACTTTATAGTCTTCCTCTGTTATAAACATATCTTATGGCTTTTAGGGTTATTCTGTGATGTATAATGCTATCTTCTCAATGTCCTGGATTGTGGTTCCTCTCTTGAAACGCTTGCGCACTATAAGCTCCTTGATAGTCTGCTTCGGTACCACTTTCAGCTTTCCTCCGAACCATAGGACATAGTATCTTACATTGAACATTTTTGACAGGGCATTGGCCCTTTTCACTGCTTTTTTGAACCTGTAGGCAAACATTATCTGCCTTAATTTCTTGATAACTTCCATTTTACCATCTGTTTTTAGGTGAAGGCCTTTTACCGTAAATAGGAGTGAAGGCTGTGTGTCTTGTGTATTTCTGCAGTATGAAGATTGCTCCCTCATCTGCATCCGGAGCATCATCGTGGGCATTGCTTCCTCTTTCCAGGGCAAGTGTCTGCTCAATTCCGGTCTGCATGTCACTACTGTTCCTGAGCTCTTCGTTGTAGAAGACAAACCCTCTTTCCCAGAGTGGAGATACTGCCTCAATCCTGGCAATCTTCTCCGGCTTCTTCCTCTTGTCCGGCATCAGCGGCAGCTGGTATCCACGAATCTCCCCCTCCCTGGTGAACTCATCCAGGATAGTATCCTGCATGAAGTTGGCCTCCATGAAGAACTGCACAGCCACATTCTCCGGAAGTCTCTCATAGAAGTTGTAAAGCCAGCGAACCATTCCGGAAACGGTATCTTGTCTTACATAACAATCAATCAGGTGCAACTCAGTTCCAATCTTTCCCCACACACGTGAAGCTTTGTAGTCGTTGGTTTTGGATGCTTTGAAGGAAGGGTCGGTATAGCAGACAATCTGGTCATATTTATGTAGAGGCAATATCTTTTTGTACCTGATCCAGGTGTGCTTGAAGATTGTACCCTCTGTGATAGGATTGTGCATCATCTCCTTGTTCCAGGCAGCATAACCGACAAAGTCTGCATAAGCCTGAACTTCCTCCTTTGTCCACTTCTCCTTCCAGGTGGGATTGCCATCAGCATCCACAGCCTTGATTTCAGACACCAGGACACCTTTCTTGGCCGCTATATTTGCCAGAACAGACTTCTTGGCAATGAGGTTGCCCACCATGATGAAACGGCCACGTCCCACATCCAGGGCTCCGAACAGTGCTTCTACTACCCATTCCGTCATCTTCCGGACCCGGTCTTCATTCCGGCAGAGCTCATCATCGTCCAGGTCATCTATGACAATGTAGTCCGGACGATCTTCCCTGTTGCGAAGACCTCTCGGACTTTGGCCACGTCCGCAAGCCAGGAAATGGATTCCACTTTGTGTTGTGAACTCTCCCTCTTCCCAGTTGCCAAGGTTCTTCTGCTGGCCAAAATCAGCGATAAGCCTCTGGTTGAATTCCAGTTCTGCCTGGATGTCGCCGAGCAGTCTTTTGGCAGCATCTTCACTTTTGCCGACTATGACCATGAACTTGATCAGCGGCAGAACCTGAAACATCAACCACAGCGGCGTGAAGATATCGCAATGTGTACTTTTGGCATGTCCTCTTGGCCATTTGAATACGGCCTTGAGGTTAGGGTTTTCCTTTATCTGACGTGCGGCGGCGTTGTGGAATGGAGCGTTATGGATAATCCGGATTGGCTTTCCAGTGGTCTTGTCTCTGAGTGTCAGGTAGTGAGGAAAGTAGTATTCGCAGAAGGCAGCATAGTCTTTCCTCAGACGTGCAATACGCAAGTCTCTTTCTGCAGGAGTCTCTTGCGCCAGCGATGCAGTCTCCGTAAGGGTCTGCACCTGCTTGCAATGCTCCTTCCATTCAAGATACCGTAACTTAATCTCTGAGGGTGCTGCCATTTCCTGTGTTTTTAACGGCCAAGCCTTTCTCCCATCTTCTCAACGACAAACATGTCCTGGTACTTGTTGATGGCTTTCCTTAGTTCCGGAGTCAAATGCGGGTCTGTCTGGGCTCTGAATTCAAGCCACTTGTTGAAGGCCATAAATACCTCTATGACATCAACTATATTGGCTTTCTTGTCAAGTTTTTCTATTACCGAGGAGAGCTTAGAAAGCTTGTCCCCTAGGCTGGCCATGAGTCCAGGATCTTTTGAAGAGTTTACCTGCTCTATGAGGTTGTCAATGGTCAGCAGGAGTTTGTTTACAAGCTCCGGGCGTGTGATGTTTTTGGCAGCTCTGGACTCCTTCCAGCCCTCAGTGTTGCACCATCTGGAGATGGTCACTTTGGAGATGCCTGTCCTCTGTGCTATCTCCTGCTGCTCCATGCCGGAGAGGTATAATGTCTTGGCCAGCGATTTCTTGTTTTCTATCTCAGCTTTGT